ACAAGAACAGCATCGCATTCATCTAGTACTTTTAGTAATTTATATATTGGTTCTGACAGTGGTACAGCAAATAGATATTATAATGGTCGTATTTCTATGGTTCAGCTTTACAACCGAGCTCTTTCAGAACAAGAAATATTGCAAAATTTCAATGCTACAAGATTTAGATATGGAATATAAGAAATATTTTATAACATAGATGCAGAATAATAAAATAGTTCCCCCCAATTTGAGATATTAATGGCACTTGACTTTCCTACATCACCCTCGACAAACCAGATTTTTACATCTAATGGAAAAACCTGGAAGTATGATGGCACTGCATGGAGAACGCTTAATGTAACAGGAATAACAGGTGGCGGTACTGGTCTCACTAGTATAAATGCCGGTAATTCTTTCCTATCATCAAATTCTGCCGGAACTGCATTAACATATAGATCATTATTAGCTGGTTCTGGTGTTACATTATCAATTGATGCAAATTCTGTCACTATAGAGTCTTCAGGTTCAGGATTTGTAACAGGCACAGGTACATCTGCATACGTTCCCTTATGGACTGATGGTGGAACTACCCTTACAGACTCTATTATGCAACAAAATGGTTCCATAATAATTGTAAATGGATCCATCAAAGCTCAAACCAAAAGCTTTAAAATTCAACACCCTTTAAAACCTGACATGTATCTTGAACATGGATCTCTTGAAGGCCCAGAACATGGAATTTATCAAAGAGGTAGAGCTTCTGGTTATGATCAGGTTATTGTTGAATTACCTGACTATTTTCATGCACTTTCTGAAAATGAAATTTCAGTTCTAATTACTCCAAGAATAAATGCTAACTTGTATGTTTCTGGGAGTAATTCTTATTCTTTTAAAGTGAAAAGGATAAACAGGCGCTTCTTACGTAAAGAATATATTGAATTTGATTATTTTGTAATAGGAGAGCGGACAGATATTAAGCTTTCTATTGAACAGCCAAAACCGTAGTGGAGAATTATTATGCCAGAAAATAATAAAGACAATCAGCCGTTAGACTTTGCAGAAAAGGTCTTACAAACCCTAAAAAGAACTTCTCGTGCGGTTGACTTAAATGAACCAATTGCTTCTTCCGTAAATAGAGATTTTACTGCTTATGGTGCACAAGAAGCAGGTGACCCAGGCCCAGGATCCGGTGGTAATAAAGACATCGTTATCATTCCTGGGTTTGGTGGTGCTGCAGCTTCTTCAACCTCTCAAGTAAACTTTTATTGGAGTGCTCCTGCTGTTCCAGACTCTACTGGTATTGATAACAATGTCAGAGCTACAATATATAACTATGCAATTTCTGCAACAAGACCAACTCTTGTAATTGGTGGTTATGATGGTACAAATCAATACAAACCAATTGCAAACTATGGTACTGGTACTGGTATTACTGCAAAAATTTGGTTCCATCCATTTTTAGGTAGAATTGATGCTGACCAGTTTGGATTTAACACATTAGCAGCTACTGGCGTTTCCACAGCAACAGGTATTCTTACATGGGATACAACACAAAATAAAATTAGAGTTGGTGTAGCTGGCATTGCTAAAACTCTTGCATATACAGATGACATTTCTCCATTCTCAGGATCAGCTACAACTGCAAGTAATTTAAATTTAGCAACTTCTGCAACTCAAACATCAAGCCACTACTTGACAATGTCAGCATCACAAACAGCAACTGGAGTTGCTGGTGCTGCAATTTCAACTGTTTCTACAGTCTTTGTAGTTCCAAATACTGGAGTCGTAAATGCTACTGGTTTCTCTGGTAATGTAACAGGTACCGTATCTGGTAATTTAACTGGAAATGTATCGGGTTCAATTACAGGTAACCATTCAGGTAATGTTACAGGTAACGTATCAGGTAATCTTACTGGTGGTGTATCAGGTAATGTGACTGGAAACGTAACAGGTACTGTTTCAGGTAACGTGACTGGAAACGTTTCAGGTAACCTAACAGGAAATGTATCAGGTAATGTTACAGGCGGTGTATCTGGAAATGTTACAGGTAATGTATCAGGCAACCTTACAGGAAACGTATCAGGTAACCTTACAGGTAATGTTACCGGAATTGCAACTACTGCTAGTGGTGTTACACAGCTCCTTGCCACAACTTCTTCTGAGAACTTTGTTACCTTTAGCCCTTTCGGAACAAGCTTAGTTGGTGCAGGAGTATCAGTAGCAACTTCATTCAAATTTGTTCCTAGCTCTGGAGTTGTAATAGCTACCGGATTCTCTGGAAATGTCACTGGGACTGTTTCAGGTAATGTCACCGGTAATGTATCGGGTTCAATTACAGGTAACCATTCAGGTAACGTAACTGGTAACGTATCAGGCAATGTTACTGGTGGTGTTTCAGGTAATGTAACTGGAAACGTGACTGGAACTGTTTCAGGTAACGTAACTGGTAATGTATCAGGTAACATAACAGGTGGTGTTTCTGGAAATGTTACTGGAAATGTAACGGGTACAGTTTCAGGTAACGTAACAGGGAATGTATCAGGTAACCTTACAGGAAATGTATCAGGTAACCTTACAGGAAACGTTTCTGGAAATGTTACAGGTAATGTTTCTGGAATTGCCACTACTGCCAGTGGTGTTACACAACTTCTTTCATTAACTTCTGCAGAGAACTTTGTTACCTTTAGTCCTTATGGAACAAGTTTAGTAGGATCAGGAGTATCTGTAGCAACAGCATTCAAATTTGTCCCAAGTTCTGGAGTGGTAATAGCCACTGGATTCTCTGGAAATGTTACTGGAACTGTATCTGGTAATGTAACAGGCAATGTATCGGGTTCAATTACAGGTAACCATTCAGGTAATGTTACAGGTAATGTATCAGGTAACCTTACTGGTGGTGTTTCAGGTAATGTAACAGGCAACGTAACAGGAACTGTATCCGGTAACGTAACAGGTAATGTTTCAGGCAACCTTACAGGTAATGTTTCAGGCAATGTAACAGGAAATGTTTCTGGCAATCTTACTGGTAACGTTACTGGATTTGCCACTACCTCACAACATGTTAACGTTGTAGCAGCAGATACTGCAACAGGTAACCATTTCCTCCCATTTGTCAGAGCTCAAGCTGGTTCAGGTCTTGCGTTATCAACAGACAACACTTTGTATTATGACCCTACAGGCAATATCTTATATTCAACAAACTTTAATGGAGCATTCACTGGTACAATTTCAGGTATAGCAACCACAGCAGCTAACATGGTTGTAAATAATGCTGCAGAAAGTACTACCCATTACATCTTGATGTCTCCTACCCCTACAGGTGCTGGAGTTGCAGTTTCTTCTGATGCCACATTTACTATCAATCCTAGTACAAATGCTTTGTCAATGGGTACTGGTAATATAACTGTAAACTCTGTTACCGTAGGAAGCGCTGCGAGAACAGTTTCAACATCTACTGGCAACCTTATATTAGATTCAAGTGGTGGTCAAGTTGATATTGCTGATAACGTAGTTATTACAGGAAACTTAACTGTTCAAGGAACAACACTTACAGTTGACTCAACTGTTTCTACAATTGTTGATCCTGTTATTGTGGTTGGATCAGGCGTTGGAGGGACACACTCTACAGCTGATAATAACCAAGATAGAGGTATTGAATTTAGATGGTCCAATGCTGGTACTGCTACTACTGGATTCTTTGGATTCTCTGACACTGATGGTAGATTCAAATTTATCCCAAATGCAACAACTGTAGCTGGTTCTAACGTTTATACTGGAACAGTTGGGACAATAAATTCTAGTATATCAGGTAACGTCACAGGAACTGTATCCGGTAATGTTACTGGAAATGTTTCAGGAAGCGTAACTGGTAACGTATCAGGAAACCTTACAGGTAACGTTTCTGGAAATGTCACTGGTGGTGTTTCAGGTAATGTTACTGGAAATGTTACAGGCACCGTTTCTGGCAATGTAACTGGCAACGTATCAGGAAACCTTACAGGAAACGTATCAGGTAATGTTACGGGCGGTGTATCTGGAAATGTAACTGGAAACATAACAGGTACTGTTTCAGGTAACGTAACTGGTAATGTATCAGGTAACCTAACAGGTGGTGTATCAGGAAATGTTACTGGTAATATCACAGGAACTGTATCAGGCAACGTAACTGGTAACGTATCAGGTAATCTAACTGGTAACGTATCAGGTAACCTTACAGGTAACGTTTCTGGAAATGTAACAGGTAATGTTACTGGAATTGCAACTACTGCTAGTGGTGTTACACAGCTCCTTGCTACAACTGCTTCTGAGAACTTTGTTACCTTTAGCCCTTTTGGAACTAGTTTAGTAGGAGCTGGAGTATCTGTTGCAACAGCGTTCAAATTTGTTCCTAGTTCTGGAGTTGTAATAGCTACTGGATTCTCTGGTAATGTGACTGGAACTGTTTCAGGAAACGTAACTGGTAATGTATCGGGTTCAATTACAGGTAACCATTCAGGTAATGTTACAGGT